GCTGTACGATGCGGGAGCTACTGGTCAAACTGCTCTCGACGAAACTAATTTTGGTGCTTCTACAGTTTTGAAAATCGCAGGAACCTACAAAATACAATAATTATGGACCCAAAAATCAATTATCTACGAAGTCAAATAGCTGGCATTGACGCACAGCTCGCAGCCGACAACGGCAAAAGCACCATCCTCCAATTGCTCGGCAAAGCTAAGGCATTACTGAACGCACGGGAGGAATTGAGTGAACCAGTTAACCGTGCCAACACAGAGGCACTGGTTACGCAAATCGCCGCAGCAGTCACTGCAATCAATGCTGCCAACCAAATCACGATGGATTCGGTCGATGATATTCTGGCTGGATTTGATGCTGTTGTTGTGCCTGACGATGAGCCAGCACCTGCCGAATAGCATATGACTGTAGAGCGATCCGGCGAAAAGTTTGAGGGCTACAACAAGCCCAAAAGAACTCCATCTCACCCGACAAAGTCACACGCTGTGCTGGCTAAGTCGGGTGAGCAAGTCAAACTCATTCGCTTCGGCCAGCAGGGTGTGTCGGGGGCTGGGAAGTCACCAAAGACTGCAAGCGAAAAGGCGCGTCGAAAGGCTTTCAAAGCTCGTCACGCGAAGAATATCTCTAAGGGAAAAATGAGTGCTGCCTTTTGGGCAGACAAAGTGAAATGGTAAAGATTATGCCGAAGGTTGGATCTAAACATTACCCATACACAAATGCAGGGAAAGCTGCTGCAAAAAAAGCTCGCGCCAAACAAAAACGCAAGGGCAAAAAGTGAACATTGATGATCTGAAAGTAGGATTTGCGACGATCGCTGGATTGCTCAATTGGGCAGTCAACATCGACGTAGTTTTGCAGCTTGCGATCAGCGTGGCATCCCTGATCTACATCAGCCTAAAAATCCGACAGCTACTCGCGAAATGAAACTACTGTGTGTTGCGGTATTGATCGTAATGGTGACTGGGTGCAAGCAGCTCGACTCGCTGGGCAATGCTATCTACGATCCGGTCGTGACGACCAACATCGTCACTACACCGAGCGGTAACTACCCAGTCGTCTCGACAAACGGCTGGGTGTTGAACCCTTCGATCAGAGGAGGCATTGAGTTGGCTGGTGATGTGGCCCCTTTCCCGTGGGCTGGCTTGGCTTCTAACGCACTTATCGCTGTGCTAGGTGTCGGTGCAGCCATAAGGGGTAAGCAGTGGAAGAGAGCTGCCGTATCGGGTGTATCTGCTGCACAGGCATTCAAGCGTGAGCTGAGAGAAGTCAGTAAGGAAAGGTCTGACAGTGTGAAGAAGAGTGTTGTTGCTGAGCAGCGTGCCAGTGGCACTCAACGCCTTATCCAGAAAGTGCTGTCACATCTTTGATCAGTATGAGCTTCTTTGATAAGACTTGGAACAGTTGGGAAGACGCTTGGGCTGAGGTTCGCCCTAAGCTGCATATGAGGGCTGATAGCTGGGATATAGCCTTCAACCATTTGAGTAAGTGTTGCTGCCCTTTGATTGTTGAGACAGGCAGTATGCGTGATGACAGTGAGGCAGGTGAGAACTTCGGGGATGGGGCTAGTACGTGGATGTTCAACGAGTTTCTGAAGCACCACAGCGGGAGGTGTGTCTCTATTGACATAGGGCACGGTGCATCCACCGTTACCAGAAACCGATGCCCTCGTGTTTCGCAGTTGTGCTCAGATTCCATTGCTGCCTTAAATCTGCTTAAAGGAACTGCATCTCTTCTCTATCTGGATAGTTTCGATGTTGTGTTTGATAATGACACCCCTTCATCGGAGCATCATTTGAAGGAGCTGGTAGCTGCTCGTCACTTGATCAACGAGAACACGATGATACTTGTAGACGACACCCGCAGGAATAAGGATGGGGCTTTAGAAGGAAAGGGCAGGTTAATAGATGAGTTTATGGGCTCGATTCACAACCCCGCCCTCTTTAGCAATGGGTATCAGGTGATCTATAAAGGCTTTTGATTACTTTCTGATAACATCAGATCTCCAGTTCTCATTCATCCATCTCCACGCATCATCAAGCCCGTCGAGCAGGTTGATGCTGTGGCTCCACCCGAGATCGTTTATCCGTGATGAGTCCATCTGCTTCATCGGCATTCCATCTGGTTTAGATTGATCAAACCTTAGTGAGCCGAACGTGTCGCTGACTTCCCCGACAGCCTCAGCAAGCTGCTTGATGGTGTGGGACGAGTTGGTGCCGGCGTTAATAATGAAGCTGTAAGGATCACAGTCCCACGCATTCACATTCATCAAGCAGAACTCAACAGCTGAGGCCAGATCATCAACGTGCATAAACTCTCTTAGTGGACGACCTGTTCCCCAGACTTCCAGCTGACCACCATCCGCCACCTCTTTCGCTTTGCGCAGCAGTGCTGCCACTACATGAGATTGATGCGGCCTGAAGTTGTCGTGAGGACCGTACAGGTTAGGTGGCATTATAGAGTAGTAGTTACGGGAGTATTGCTTGTGGTAAGCTCGGCACATCTCAATCCCAACTGCTTTAGCCACAGCATATGACTGGTTGGTAGGCTCAAATGTGCCGGTGAGAAAGTGTTCCTCCTTCATAGGCTGGTCGCAGCCTCTCGGGTAAATGCAGCTGCTCCCAAGCGTGATCAGCTTCGGCACGTTGTGTGCGTGAGCTGCCTTAATGATGTTGCACTGCATGAGTGCGTTGTCGTGTATGTAGTCGGCTGGTCTGCTGATATTGTCAGCGATGCCACCTACCCTGCCGGCACAGATAACAATCGCATCAGGCTGCTTATCTCCTATCAGCTGCTGCGTCATGATAGGGTCACGGAAGTCAATTCGATTTCCGTTAAGGCTTGCATCAACCGGAATGAATCCAGCCTCTTGATTGCTTAGTCGGCGCATCACTGCGCGTCCAGTCATTCCAGTGTGTCCTGCTATTAATACTCTTTTCATTATGCTTGTCCTGTTTGTGTGTGGTAGGTTTTGGTTTTGTCTAGTAGGTGTTGGATCAGTTTAACCCCGATAGGGTGCCCGAAGTTGATGTCCAGCCTGTAGTGTGGCCCTACATAGATGTCTTCGATGCTGTCGGGAACATCGGTGAAGGCATACATGACTCCTCTTGGAACAAAGAAAGCATTGGTCCCCGTAGCTGGCGTGCAGCACACGAGGCAGTAGCCATATCTATGCATTAAGTTTACGAGTGATTGAAGCGATGCTCCATAATGGCTGGATCTGTCCCACGTATTATTTGGATCGTAGTCTATCACGAACTTAACTGGTGGGATAAACAGAGCATTGTATTCAATGATCCACAGGTTTGGCCTGATCCCTGATTTAAGCAGTCCTTCGGTGATGTAATAGTCGATACCATCTACGTCTATACTGACTGCATCGTAGTTCTTTTTTGAAGCCTTCTCCAAAGCGTTCAATGCAATATCACAGGCTGTCTCAGTGTTCACCTTTCGCTGATAGAAAGACACCCTGCTGTTATTTGGTAACTGGTAGTGCAGTGGCATGCAGTCAACCCACACGCCATCCCATCCGAGTGCAGCTAGTGCGAGAGTGTTGTTCTGAGTGCCGTCACCACTGCCGATCTCTAAGAAGAATTCGTGCCTGAGTTCAGGTTTGATTCGGCTCATTATCTCCAAAGTGATACCGTCCTCAAAGGCTTGCGAAAACATTTGCCTACCATATCTGGCGAGAGGGTTCGGGTGGCTTAATACCTGCCTGAAGTTGTTGCTGCTTTGGACATCAAAAGAAACGCTCTTTATGTAGCTGTTGCACAGTGCTACTTCTGTTTTAATATCCTTCATATGACTCCAGTCCATCCATTCACTGATACTATCGTGCATCCAGCCATACTGATGTCGGACATGTTCCTCATCACCGGTTCGCCTCCAACAGTGGCCGGAACCTCCTTCTCAGCTGACTCAACCCGACGGCATGTCCACGCCCCGTTCTTGTCGGTTATCTGTAGAGCAAACAAACATCCGTCCATCATTGTATATGTGTAAAGTATGGATGGAATCTTCATGTGCTCGCTCAGCTTCTGCATCGAGTTGAGCTTGTTACTGGCAATGGTGATGCTGCATCTGAACTTACCCATCAAGTCGGGCATGCTGAGGTTTCTGCACTTAACCTCAAACACAGACTCAACTGCGTGAGTGTCTCTGTTGACAGTGAAGCCATCTACCTCACTGTATCTTTCGTGAGTTCTGACAACGAGCTTGTTGGGCAAGCTTCTCTTGATTGCATCAATCACCTTATCCTCAGCACTCGCTGCCTCTTTTCTTCTGTCCTCTTTGTTCATATGCCCGCTATCGCTTTAATGCCGACCAGAGTGTTCATCTCATCCTTCATTCTATCCCCCTTATCCCTGTCCCACCTGCTGTCACCACTCCTGACCCAGCTTTCAGTTGAGAACCGGAATATATTCACTCGGTCCAGCCTTTCACGCAGGTCGGCTCCGTCAGCGTCAACTAAGCCGTCAATACCTGTTACGCCGTGGCTGTTGGCGATGTCGCTGTAGACGTGGACACTCGCAGTGTCGAACACCCACCTCTTGTAGTTGAAGTAGTGGCTCTCAACGCAAGCTGCTTTATATGCATCGCTCTCTGTTCTGTTGAATATCTCGTCAATCAAAGCCCTTAAAACAGGGTGCCCCTTTTCGGCTGCGAACATGCAGTCCGTAATGAGTGGCGGAGACCCTTCTCTATCTCTGAGCTTAAACATAGCTATGTCACTATTCCATGTGCCGCTCGGTCTGAAATCTTCGATTGGCCTGACGGGATAAGATCCGCAGTCAGTGTAAAGACCGCCCCACCTCAGCACAGCTGCTGCCCTCTGTATGCCAGCTCTGCATATAGGCATCATGCTTTGATAGGTGGCTTGCTTGTTAGGCCACTCCTGCGCAACGAAATCATCAATGTCTGCGTCAGTGATGAACTGATACTTAATGTCTGGATTCAATGCTCGCCAGCGTTCCAGAGACACTCGCTCGTAAACTCCCAACCTGTCGTAGCTGGTGTGGATTTGCGTTATGGTTTGTATTTTCATCTTATCTTCTGATCAAAGCTGAACAGGCTGCTGATGCGCTGACCTCGCTTTGCAAATGTGTCAGCAATGTCTCGCAGCCGTGGTGCTGTTAGCACCCAGTCATTCGGGATAAAGCTTTCAAGCACGCCTTCGTCGAACAGAAATGATATGCATGTAACAACGTCCCTCACGTCAGCGTGCCTCGGTAGCTGTGATGTAGGCTGCTTCTTCGTAAGCAACCTGTAGTTAACCTCTCTGCGCACGTTCTCTGTGTGCATCGTATGGTCGTCGTTAATGAATCCCAGCTGGTAAAAATCTATGTAGTCTTCAATGGCTCTAGCTATAATTGCAGCGGCCAGATACCCGTGGCTCCATAGCCCCTGCGGTTTGCGCGGATCAAGCAGATGCGGCAGTAGCTCCCCTTTTCCTAGCTTGATCCTGAGTCTTCCCATTATTTAGCACGCTTCAACTGCTGCTTGAGTAAGTTGAGCATTTCTTTATCCCTCTTCACGCCTTCCATTGCAGTGTAGACTTCAGCTTTGGTGATGCGTGGTCGTTGGCATATCTCAACAGCTCTTCGCTTCCAGTATTTGCGTGCTTTAACGTCAGCTGCGTATTGAAGCAGGTCAGGGCTGATCCCGCCGCCTTCGCTGCGGCTTGCCATAGATTCTTCAAGCTCGGAGTAAGTAGGCGGGTGTTTGAGTTTCCAATAGGGAACAACAGTTGCATCGAATGCTTTTGCGATTGATTGTGTTATTTCCTCGTCAGTCATCTTTGTGTGGTTTTGTGTAGTGTCACGTAGTGAAATAAAAAAAGCAATACAACAATCATTTAAGGTGACCAGCCGCTGTCATCAGATACTCAACACTCTCAGCATCGTGGTCCCCGTTTGGACTGATGCAAGTGATGTCACCAATGATCCGTCCATACTTCCCTTTATTCGGATTGAACGACTCCGAGACTAAGTAGCACTGTGATCCAGCTGGGATGAGCGAGGCTAAGTGATCTCTCGCAGCTATACCTCGCTGCTTCTCAGCTTTGTTGCGAGTCCTGAGTTCGGGCGCATCGTAGGTCAGCCTTATGTGCTGGTTGGTGAGCGTGATATTGAAGCCGAGGTCAATGGTTAAAACCACGGTGTCTCCGTCAATGATGCGTTCAACAGTTGCTTTGTATCTATACATAGCATTCACCTTACCCAATCCCCTTCTTTAATTAATCTGTTCCTGATGATGTTGTATTCGTTAAGGCAGACCCGACAGCTCGCTTGTCTACCGTCTTTTGATTTTCTTCGGAATGCAAAATCGTTAACCGACTTAACCTCACCGCATCCTCCGCATTGTTTAGTTTTCATGGTTTTATACCCGTGTATTCAGTTTGGGTGGATACCGTCATTGGTTCTGACCTCCACGTAAAACCTCAACTTGTAATGTGATGCTCCAATGTCCCGTAGAGCAACTTCGAGGAACTGCATAGTCCTTTTATTTAGCAGCAAATCTACAAACACAGAGCGATCACTTGTAAAGCTAATGCAAATAACATTTCTTTCCGCTGTCTCAATCAGTGTAGACAGTCCGAGGTATGAATAGACAAACGGGTTCTCCTCCTCAGCATATCGCAGCAGTCCTGAGTAAACAGATTTCTGTTTTAAAAAGTTTTTCTCAGCCTCCATACAAACCATCCCCCTTCCTGTGTGTTCCGAAGGTAGAGGGTGCCACATACGCCGCCGGGACATACTTCGCCACACCCGCACCCACACAATCAGCTACCTCTCCGGGCAGGTATTTGTTCAGTGTCACTCCGCACACTTCGTTCAAAGGCAGTGGCTGTCTTCCATTATGCGTATTTGACTTGTGGACCTGCACCTGCACATAGCGGTTCAACCCACCATGCAAATACGGACCCTGTAGCCAGCCATACAGGTTCAAGCCCCGCATGTGGATGTTGTTTCCAGCCGCAAAGATTGCAGCCTGTGGTCGCTGCGCGTTGTGTGGACCCTCCATCTGCAAGTCCAGAAACTTAGGATCGGCCAGATACACGTTTGCCATTGGTGCCTGTTGGAAAAGGTCCGTCTTGATGGGTGGCCCGTGCTTTATGCCAACTTGTGCTCCACGGTGCTGTTGGATGTTGCAGTCCCTGATCCAAAACCGATCTTGATTGTCTGCCAGATATATGGGCAGGACACCATTGTGCGCCACAATCAGACAGTTCTCAATAGACTGTTCAAATGGGCGTGTCCGAAACTCCGCATCCACATCCACACTCGGTTCCACGTATATCCCAATAGGTGCATTGGTGTTGAACCCGTAGGCTATGCCCGTGCTCGTCGTCCAGTTGTCGTGCAGTGTCGGACCACGGTCGCAGTGGAAACGCAGAGCCGAACCCCACCGAGCTGGTGACCACAACCGAAACCTACCGGGAAGTCGTTTCGTGGACCTAAAGTTGTATTCCGGTTCTGTAGCTACGATGGTGATGACCGGCATAGAGACGCTGCCATACCATCCACGACCTGATGGGCTGTCACCCTGTTTATCCTGCCAATACCGCTCCCCCTCGATGTAAGCTTTCCTTTGGGTCGCCTGCCCCTCCTTAATGATCTGGTCCCAACTGGCATCTGGGTCACCAGAGTCCAGCTCGTAATGGTAGCAGGGTAATCCTGTCGGGGCTGTCCCAACTGGTGCTGTCTTCACTTCATTAGCTGCCGCCAAAGCTTGCGTAGCGGTCTGCTCAGCGTGCGTTGCGTTAGCACTGATGACGTTCATCTGATCCTGCATTGATTTGTTCAGGACGTTAAACCTGTTTGGCAACTCAATAATGTCTCCGATGGTGTTGAGTATTTTTTCTACTGTTTCATTCATAGCTCTATCTGCTTTCCCTCTCTACTTGTTCTGCCCTTCTTCTGTTTAGCCACTCCTCGTGGTGAGGTTCAGTTGCCTCCTCAAATCGTGTCTTGTTTCTGACGAGCACCAGCTCAGTGTCGCCAAGTCTTCCGGACCTGTTCTTACCAACGGCTACATTGAGTAGCGTGTTTGGTCCTTCGAACATTGATGTATCTGCGCAGTAAAGGAACATCACAACATCAGCATCCTGCTCGATGCTGCCAGACTCCCTGAGCATGCTCATCGTTGGCCGCTTGCCGGCAAACTTCTCAGCCTCTCGGCTCAGCTGTGCCAGTCCTAAGATCGGTATGTTCAGCTCCATTGCCAGCTGCTTCAACCCACCTGTTACAGCTGCAATCTGTAGGTGTCTGTCCTTTCTGCCATCCTCCACCCCCGGCTTGATCAGCTGAATGTAATCAATGATCAGCAGCTTCACTCCGTAATCCTTAACCAGCCTACGAGCGTGTGCTCTGATCTGGTTTACTGTCAGTGATGGGTTGTCGATTATATGGATAGGGGCTTTGCACAGATCGACAACCCTAGACGATGCCTTTGCCATTGTTGCCAGCCTGCCCTGCTCGTCAGCATTCTGGTTCAGGATGTCACCAGTAAGGTTCGTGTCTGACACGCTGCTAAGCATGCGCATGTTAAGCTCATCCTGTGTCATTTCGTAACTGAAGAAGCCTACCGGCACATCCTGTAGCACGAGGTTTTCTGCGATGTTGCCGGCGATAGCCGACTTACCTACGGAGGGACGCGCAGCTAAGACGAGTAGCTGTCCGCCACGCATCCCTCCGAGGATACGGTCAATGGATGGGAACCCTGTTGGTATCCCTACCTTCTTACCGCTGTGTGCTTCCTCCAGCATCCCGATAACTCGCTGGAAGGATTCTTTCCTGTCACCTGTTGCAGTGGTGATAGATTGATTCAAACTGTAGATAACTGTTTCAGCAGTGGCGACGAGATCATCGAGGTTGTCGCACTCACCGCTCGTCTGTGCGAGCTTGAGCCCTGCTTCCTGTATTACTCTAGCTTTCCGTTTGCTCTCCACCATCTCAGCCCAATAGAGCCAACTGATAGTGGTAGGACAGGCATCGACTGCGTGGTTCACATCGACTATTGTGGGGCTGTTTATTTTATCTGCACCCACAAACCTGTGGCAGAGGGTTTCAACGCCGATAGGCACCCCTTCTCGGTCCATTGCGACCATCTCCTCCCACATCATCCTGCATTTAAAGTGATGGAAGTGGTCTGAGTTAATCCCGAATGCAGCGAGGTCGTTGTATTTCCCCTGCACCGCAGCTCCTATGGCAGCAAGCTCCGCTGTCTGATCGTGTGGTATGTTGTATGTGCTCATCTCGTTATTACGTGTAGTTACACTGATGCATTAGTAACTGTTATCCTGTTGGAACCTCGCCTCCTCAGCAGTGAGACGACCCTTTGAAGAAAAACCATTGGGGACAGGTTCGGTAGCGATAGGCGTCCTGCGAGCCCAGCCCCTGAACATAGCTCTCCAGTGAATAAGAGGAGTGTCGTTGTGTATCCAGTCGTTCTCCTCGTAGTGATCGAAGAACTCTTCAGCGAGGTCACCCCTCCTCATCTGGCTGGCGAACTTCGTCACCTCCTCCTTCGTTGGCGTCTTCCTCTTCGGCTTCTCTTCTTCTTTATTACTACTACTACTACGTGCGCCACCGGTGTCATACTCTACGCCACCGGTGTCATACTGTGTGACACGGGTGTCATACTGTGCGCCGCCGGTGTCATACTGTATGACACGGGCGTCACACTCCACGCCGCCGGTGTCATACTTTTTTGACTTCTCGATAGCCCGATGAACCGTTCTCTCACTGGTTCCGAGCACCTTTGAAATGTTTCTTTTTGACCAACGAGGGTTGGCTTTGAATACCGAGATGATCAACTTGTCCCCAAGTGTCAGGTCGGGCGAGCTGGCGATGCCTTCCAGCAGTTGCGTGTTGATTGCCATTATTCCACCTCTTCAATGATGTCGCTTCGTCGGACTATCTCCAAGAAGTCCTCAGCTTTTAATGTTACTAGAAACGGGTGGTGGTTACGTGTGTGAGCCACGATAGGCATGCGCCCATCAGGGCAGTCGCTTGATGCTTGAGCGAATGCTGACCACAGGTTCAGCCTCTCCACGTTCTTCACCTCCCAGTAAAGTGATGGCAGCTGGCGACACGTCACATCGCTGGACGTGCCATCAGCTGCCTTACCAGAGTATTGCTGGGTTCGGTAGGTGTGCTCAGGATCGAAGCCGGCTGCACGCAGGACATCACGAAACATGCGCTCACCCCTCTTCCCTTTTTCTCTCTGTGATTTTCCCATAATCAGAATGGATTCCTGTTCTCCTTAACTGGATCGTAGTTCTTAGCAAGCTTCCAAAGGTTCAGGCTGGCTTTGAACAGCTTCCATTGCTGGTCTATCTCAGCGGTAGACCACTCCTTTACAATGGGGTAGTCAGGCTGTAGCGAGTTGATAACAACGGACATGATCACCGGTCTGCGCTTCGGTTTGTTCTCCCAATCAGCGTACCAGTAAGCAGCCAGCTGCTGCGCCCAGCTTGGGTAGAAGCTTACGTCACTGGCAGTGGCTGGTGCGCCTTCCTCAGTCCGGACACGCTGTGTCTTATAGTCCAGCAGGGTAAGCTTACCATTCACACGAGCGAGAGCGTCTACCTGACCTGCATAACCGAGGCTGGTATTGACTGCCACAAACTCAGTGGCAATCATTTTCACATCATTGTCCCTGATCCATTTGACGTATTGCTCAAACTGTGGAGCAACCTCAGCCCTGTCATCGGACAGGAAACCAGTCCTGTGGAATTCATCGACAGCGTTATGAAACATTGACCCGAACGCACGGGCGTCCACCATAATACGCTGAGACTCATTCCTGACAGCCTGATCAAACGTCTCCCTAGTCAACGGTCTTCCGGATGTGGCGTAATCAAACGCAGCATCAATGACCTGCTGCTGTTTCCACCTGTCCAGCGATGTGTTAGCCATCACCTTCGTAACTGTGGTTACGCTGGGTAGCCACCCGTTCTTACGTGCGTCACGCAGTGTGGTTGGGCGAAGCTCACCAGTGGATGCAGCTCTAACGGTGTGATGAGGAGAGCCATTGGCATCATACCAATGGCTCCCATCGTCTCCGCTTAACTCTCTACTGGTTCTGGTGTGGGGTTCAGCGGAGATAAACATCACATAGCCTCCTGATTGTAGGGCTTGTAATCAACCGCAGCATACGCATCCTTCGGATCATCGACAGCAGTGCAGCTGGTAAGGTTGGAATAGATGCGCCCATCTTTTTCAGACTTGTTGTGCGTGAACACGAGGTAAGCAGGTCGGCCAATAACCTCATTCTCCAGAGCTTCCTTCGTGGGATATTCCTTAATAGGAACTTCCCAGTTAGTGAACAGCTTGTGAAGTTTGCTGTTCTCATTCTGAATGCTCTGAGGAATGTTGACCCACTCCCAGTGCACGCAGGGTTCAAACACACCTTCCTCTGTCTCAACCTTCTTATCGGTTTGGAACACGAAGATGACCTGATACTTCACCGATCCATCCATACCAGTCTTGGTGAACGGTTCGCCTGTCTTCTTGTTAGTGGTAACTACTTCCACGCACACTCCTCTGGCTGGACCTTTGGGGTGGGGTTGGAAGTCTTTTGATGCTTTGGTTTCGTTGCTTATGAACATTTCTTGTTCTTCTTTCTATTGTTTTGTGTTGTTGTTTCTCATTTCCATCGCAGCTTCAGCTGCATGAAATTTCTTTTCGAGTGCTTCGAGGTAGGACATGAGGTCATACACTTCTTCTCTCGCTGCGGTGATGAGTTGGGGAACTGTCATCCTCATCATACCTTTCGTGCCATCCGGATTGTGCTCTCGCATGCCGGCATTAAATTTCTCAGGAAACTCTTTCCCGAAACGGCACAGTGCTGAGTCCCTTAGTTCAGCGTCATTCATTTTAATGCCTCCCTGATTAGCTTGTTCGCTGCTTGCTGCATCGTGACCCCGAGACTCTTAGCGTATCGCTTGACTCTTGAGTGGGTGGTTTTGTTTACAATTATAAGGCGGTGTTTTCGTTTGGTAGTCTGTTCGGTGCTCATAGATGTGGTGTGTTGTTCTGTGTAATGACACAGTAACAATGTGTGTAGGTTGCGTCAATTTCAAAATATAATTGAATATAATTTCCAGTGTGGCAGGTTGGGGGTGCATCACGTAACCGAGAAAGGAACCATATGAGCCACGAGACTGACCCGAATAAAAGACGCGACCCTAACAAAAGGTCTCAGACCTTTTACTTGCACAGAGATGTTGTTGAAAAGCTTAACCAACTGTCAGCAGCTAGTTTGTATTCGAAGACTGATCTGATAAACTACTGGATTGAAAAGGAACATCTGGAGCAGCAGCGATTAGGTAATTTAACGCCTCGCTGGGAGCCATTCCCCAAAGATTCGCCAGCTCCAAAAGGTAAGAGGAAGCGTGTCCAGAAAGGGTAACAAGTTGGTAGTTGTTGATCACGCTATTTATATTAGGAAGATTCAGCACTGATCGCCACACTTAAATCGTTCAAAGCTTAACCGAAAGTGTCACGTCACCGTGAATAATTGTCGGGTTCGAACCTGCGACACCTGCCGTGTGAAGGCAGTGCTCTACCACTGAGCTAAGCGTGCATTTGTTGCGAGTAAGCAACGCCGAAGCTACGCATCACAGTAAACCAATGCAACAATAAAAACCATAAAGGGCATCACGATGAGTAAGCAAATGACTTGGGATAATCTCATACAAATCTTCTGCGCCAACGGCAAGCAGACCACAAAGGACAGGAAGCTTAAAGAGTTCAAACAGAAGAGGTGGCATGACTTCAAGCGCATGCCGGTAGCCGACACCACGGGCTCAGACTTTCTGGAATTAATCCAGAAAGGAGGGCAGATGACACAGGTATATCTGGCAGCATTACAGACGCTGGCACTGGACATCGGAGCCATCGGTCACCACATCCTGCCAAAGAAACACTGGCCCAAAATTCATAAGGAACAGAAGCGTGCCATCACCGAGGCTGAACACCGCATGTTGAGCGCAAACCTGCGCACTTGGCGTTGGAAGCTCTTCCTTCAGATACTATGGGAGACAGGTGCAGCACAGGCTGACGCTGCCTCGTTCCGTATTGAGAAACTGGAAGGTAACGTGATCGAATACCACAGGCAGAAGACAGGTCAGCGTGCAGCACTGCGTGTCTCAGAAGAACTGCTCACCAGCCTTCACTCAGCTGCATGTGGCAGGAGCACTGGATACTTCCTCCCCGGCATACAGAAGCTGGAGAGTAAGGATCGAGCTGGCATCTTCCGAAGAGCATGCAAGCGGGTGGGAATCGAAGGTGTCACCCTGCACAGTTATCGGTATGCGTGGGCTGAACGTGCGTTTGAGATGGGCATCCCCGAACGGCTGGCAATGGTGGCTCTCGGTCACAACTCAGCTGCTATCCACAGGGCGTATGCTAAGAATGCCAAAGTGGTCGCCCCCTGCCTGTCACTTCCTCAAGTGATAAAAACAGAGGAGCAACCACCTGAGCTTAATCGTGCACAGGGTTGAAACCTGTGCACGACCGTTGGTAGCGTGATGGCTAAAGAGACTGATACTCTTCCGCACAATCTCCGCACAGTTTTATTTACCGTTGTGCTCAGCGACAATCGCCTCAGCCTTAGCCATCGCCTTCGCATACTTTGAGCGTGGCCCGAGGCTGTTCCAGTAATACTCGCCACAGTTGATGATCTGAATGCCACGCTTCGCTGCCACATCCCTGCGCAGTGCAGTCAGTGGCTCCACTCCATCGGGCACCAGCTGAACCGCAACGTATTTGCTGGGGCGTGTGTATTTGCTGCTGCCTGTCCTCATACGTCTCGTCTCTATGATTGCTCTCATTGTTTGTGTCCTTTTATCTCGATGTTTATTTTAATGAGCCCTTTATCCACATCGCACAGTCGGGCAAACGCTGCACGAGAAAG